ACCTATAAAGTTACTAAAAATATTCCATTCCCACAAATTTTTTAACACTTTTCTTACGTCGAACTCACGTTTGCCACCGCTAACAAGATAGTGGTAGACCACTCGGCAGGGCGCACGTCAGACGCTCAGTACATAGTATTGGGCCTTTCTTATGGTCAAAAGGCAATGCCTTACTGAGGGATTTATCCCGTATAGCGGCTGCCATTCCGAAGATTTAACTGCCCTCTGGGTGAGTCACTATCTTGTTAGCACGGGATGCGCAGCCGTTTCTCTGTCTCTGCGCCAGTGCGGTACGCTGGCAGGCTAACAAGATAGTGCAATATGCAACAGACATTGCAATTGGGGCAGGTGGCTCAGCCCTCGGTGCTCGCCCAGGTGGCGGCAGCCGTAAAGAGCCGGAAACAGCAGGTGGCGGCATGGTGCCGCGAGAACCGGGAGCAGCTGGAGTGCTACGTGGGCGGCCCGCTCATAGTGGCCTTCTGCGCAGCCCTCTATTATTTGGCCTCGGTGCTGGAAGGAGGTGCGCTATGATGACCCGCGAACAGTACATGCTCCTCAAGCACGAGATTGACGAGCGGATGGCGCAGACGCGCAAGCAGGAGAAGGCCGAGACGGCTGAAGTCAACGATGAGTATGAGCTGCGCCTGCATGACCTTGGCGAGGCATACCGCAAGCAGCGGCAGGCCCTCTTCGCTGAGCGCGATGCCAGGCGGCAGGAGATATCGGAACGCTACAAGGACGAGCGCCGCGCCCTCTGGGCCGAGGACTGCGAGCTGGTGGGCCAGTGGCGCAGGCAGCTGAACATGGGTGCAGGAGAAATTACCCCCCAGCGATGGAGGAGAGCGGCCTAACGAGGAAGGAGGCGGGCAATGAATAAGGCAATAGCACTCACCCCCGAGGCCGTCGAGGCCGTGAACCGGCTGTGCGACGCGGACAGCCTGGATGCGCACGTCTGCCACCTGGGCAACGCCGAGGAAGCCCTGCAAAGGGCAGCCTACGACGACGACAACTTCTCTTATATGTTCCGGTTCGCCTACGAACTGAAACAGCTGCGCGAAGAATTCATGAAACTTCAGGAGATATTGGGATATGAGCCAGACAGAGAATAAAGACCGTGACGCGCAGAAGCGCGAGTTCGCACGGCAGCTGCTCGACAGCTACTTCATGTTCCGCGAAAACCTTCCCCGTGAAGGGTATGTCCAGGAGAACAAGACCACGCTCCAGATCACGGACGAGCTGTCACCCATGATGCTGCTGTCGACGGACGATGTGGTGCAGTACATGCTGGACCACGACTACCAGATGACCACCGAGCAGGACGGCACCGTCAGCTGGGCCGTATGGCGGCAGGTGTAGATACTGACAGGACACATTTTTTATCCATTTTATAGATTCCAGTGGGGGGCGGTGCGTCGCGATGACGCGCCGCCCCTTTCTTCGTATTTTTACTTCCTGCCTTCCAGCTGTACCTTTGCAAGAAAAAGGAGCAACAGCAATGGCAACACTCAGAAGCAAGGAATTCTCGTGCAGCATCCCCGACGTCAGCTTCACGTCGGCCGGAAAGGCACGCGTGGTCATCGCCATCGACGGCGAGACGGTATACGACGAGTGGCTGTACCCCGCCGGCGACACGGTGACGCTGGCGGACCTGCCGGGCCTGGTGACGCCCTACGCACGCCAGCGGCAGACGGTGGCGCTCACCGTCACGGCCACCGGCGAGGACGGACAGCAGCTCTGCAGCGGCAGCTCGGAGGTGACCTACTGCCAGGCCGACTTCGGCGACGAGACGGCCGAGCACTTCCTCCAGAACCACTTCCTATCCATCCTCATGGGCACGAAGGTGACGGCCCCCGGGCGCATGGAGCTGCTGCACGTGCCAGGCAGCGACGCTGCAACCTGCCAGGCACGCTACAGCGACGGCACGACCGCGGACTTCACGCCTGCCGTCATACAGAGTAACGACCACTACCGCACGCTCGACGTGTCGCCCTCAGCCTTCACCGCCGAGGGCAAGACGCTGATGGGCTATGTGGTGACGGCAGGCAACAGGACACAGGAATACGAGATAGACCTGACCGGGCCCGACTGTGCACCGATACTCATCTTCGTCAACAGCTTCGGACTGGATGAGCTGGCCTACTGCACCGGCATACACCGCGTGGACCCCAGCTACAAGCGCAGCGCGGCCTACATAGGGCGCATACAGCGCAACTACAAGATTGACGAGACACGCGCCTTCAAGGCTGACACGGGGCCGCTGACGATGGCCATGGCCAACTGGTGGGACGAGGTGTTCCGCTCCGACTCCGTGCGCGTGGTGAACATCTACCAGGGCGTGCCCACCATGGGCAAGGACCTGATCATCACCGACTCGAAGAGTGAGTACAGCAACGACGACGCCGACATACCACGCTTCACCTTCACCTACCAGTACGCCCAGCGCAACCACAACGTGGTGCAGCTGCTGAGGGCAGGGCGCATCTTCGACAACACTTTCGACAGCACATTCAACTGATGGAAAACAAAAAAGCAATACACTTCAATGAGGCCCTGCAGATCCTGGACCTGGCACGGGAGCGGAAGCAGACTGTGAACCTGAAGGTGTGGGAAATGCAGACGGGCAATGTTATCGAGTACCGGGGCTGGCTCGTCTCGAGCAGCAACTGGAAAGGTGGCTGGCACCGCGTCATCAACCCGGCAAACAACCAGATACGCACGGTGCCCGACATCCTGATTCATGAGATTAACGGATTATCAATATTCCTGTAGAGATATGGAAGAAAAGAAAGACCTGTTGCGCGTTGGTACCAACGGTGACTATGACGTATACGAGATGATGCCTTCCTCAGTGGTGAATGCCCTCGAGGGGGTGCAGTCGGAGTTCATCACCCGCTATGGCGACGACAGCGACGGCGGCTTTGCCGATGCCGAGGACGATGACATCGTGCAGACCATCGGCATTGGCGGGCGGCAGTACCAATATGTGCCATGGGGTGGCGACAATATGCTGCCCTATCATGTGCAGACGCTGATAGGTAAGAACATGGTGACCTCACAGTGCCAGCAGTTCAACTCGCTGGTGAGCTATGGTCAAGGGCTGCAGTTCTTCAATCGTGGTACAGAGAATCGGGCTACCGACCCGGAGATACGGCAGTTCTGCCTGCGCAACGCCCTGCACTCGCAGTTCTGGGAGCAGGCCACCGACATGAAGTACTACTTCTTCTCGGTGCTCTGCATCTCGCTCTCGCGCGACGGCAACAAGATCGTGCAGCTGCGCCATGAGGATGCCTGCCACTGTCGCTTCTCGCCCCGCAACAAGAAGGGATGCTCGGAGTATGTCATCATAGCCAACTGGCGCAAGGCGAACCCGAAGAAGGCCCGCGTGCTGCCCCTGCTCGACGAGGTGGACCCGCTGGGCGACCTGATGGTGCGCCTGGGGCGTGAGCCGGACCCAGAGACGGGCAGGAAGAGTGCCGGCACCAGCGACCGCCACTTCGCCGTCGTATGCCGCGTGCCCACGGTGGGACATCAGATATACCCCATACCTTATTATTATAGCATCTTCCTCGATGCCTGGTACGACATCTACCGTCTCATCGGCACCGGCAAGCGCTACATGATCAAGAACACGGCGGCACCACGCTGGCAGGTGGAGATACACAAGAACTACTGGAACAACGTCTGCAACGAGGAGGGCATCACCGACCCGGAGGAACGCAAGAAGCGCATCAAGCTGGAGCGTGAGAACATCACCAACTTCTGCACCAAGCCCGAGAATGCCGGCAAGGCATGGATAACGAGCTACGACACCGTACTGGAGGGCAAGGAGACGCGCATGGTGCGTGTCTATGCCCTCGGTGCCGACAAGAAGGAGGGCGGCGACTGGAGCGAGGACATGGGCGAGGCCGCCAACTCGCTGTGCTTCGCCATGGGCGTTCACCCTAACATGGTAGGTGCCACGCCGGGCAAGTCCCAGATGAACAACTCCGGCAGCGATAAGCGCGAGCTGTTCAACCTGAAGCAGGCCATCGAAAAGCCCTGGCACGACGTGATGGAGGTGCCCTACCACGTCATGATGCACTTCAACGGGTGGGATGAGAAGTACGACATCAAGGTGCCCATGATTGAGATGACCACACTCGACAAGAACAAGGAATTCGACATAAAACAAGACGGCAATGAATCTGGAAATAACAAAGACTGACTTTGAACGGGCCATTCCTGCAGCCCGAGAGCCGAAGGGCAAGATCTTCGACGTGATGCAGGATGCCATCATGTGCAAGGTGGAGGTGATAGGCTGCCATATATTGGGCGAACCTGGTATTGCTGCAGTAGAGAGCAGCGAGAGCACCATGGGCGAAATACTGCGGCCACTGGTGAAGCAGCTGGCCTGTGTGATGGCTTTCCTTGAGGAAATGCGCGGTCTCGACCTGGTACTGACCGCCACCGGATTCGGTGTGGTTTCTTCCAACGACACAGCACCTGCTTCGAAGATGCGCGTCGATGCGCTTGATGGCGACCTGCGACGCAAAGAGTGGCTGTTGCGCAGTGACCTTCTTACTCATCTCTTCAAGGTAAAGGGTTGGAGCGTCACCGAGCAGCGGCTTATCAATGTGCCGACACTCTTCTACCGATTCCACATGCTGGAGCAGTATGCGGCCATCAGCCGTCCGAAGCCGGAAGACTGGAGCCAGAACGTGCCAACGATGCTGGCAGCAGACAGCCACCTGCGCAAGCACATCAGCTATGCCTATATGGAGGAGCTGCTGCTGCAGATGACTTCGAACGCCCTGACCGAGAAAAACCGCCCCGTGGTGGTTCTCTGTCAGCGATACATCGGTGCCTGCATCGCCCAGAACCGGCAGCTGCAGGATGAGACTTACATGCGCCTGATCAACCGTCTGGAGGCAGACCTTTCGCTCTATCCCACCTATGCTGACAGCGATGCCTACCGGCTGAACCACTTCAAACCTTACGAGAACCATGCAGAAGACAGTGCCTTCCACTTTGTCGGCTGATGGGGTGCTGCACCTCACCTGTCCGCGCTCCTGGAAAGAGATGACCGAGGAGCAGCTGCGCTATGCGCTGCACGTCATCGGCTGCGGCCTGTACTCATCGGTAGAGGGCCGCACGTTGATGCTGCTGCGCTTCTGTGGTATTGAGGTAACGAGAAAGACACCCTACGGCTGGGCCTGTTCGGTACCCGTCGGTAGTTCCGACGGTGAGCAGCATAAGCACCCCTTCTTCCTGCAGTCGTGGCAGGTGCAGGATATGATACAACAGCTGGAGTATGTCGACAGCTACGAGGCCTTCGATGTGCGGTTGGAGAGTATTCAAGGCTTCAAGGCTGTCGACCCGCTGCTTCACCGCGTCATGTTCCAAGACTACCTGAACATGGAAAAGTATTACCAGGGGTATCTCAGTACCAAGGAGCAGCGCTATGCCCTAGGGCTGGCAGGACTGCTCTATCCCGGTGGCGTTACGGCCATCGACGATGCCGAACTGACGAACTGCATCATGTGGTTCTCCTACGTCAAGAAACGCTTCTCGAAGTTCTTCCGGCATTTCTTCAAGCCTGCCCCCGAGGGTGGCAAGGCGGTTGACTGGATGGAACAGATGAACGCTCAGATCCGCGCTCTGACCGACGGTGACATCACCAAAGAGAGCGCGGTATTGGAGAAAGACTGCTGGCGTGCGTTGACGGAACTGGATGCCAAGGCCCGCGAGGCAGAGGAATTCCGTAAGAAATACCCTAAAGCATAAATAAATGGAACAAGAGCAATTTGACGCCCTGGAATACTTCGAGACACTGGGTAAGAAAAACAAACTGGCCAAGAAAAACGGTTTTGTGGTGGACTACTGCAGTGGCCCCGGTGCACTGGAGCCGATGATGGCAGAGTACCGCGACGCCCAGAACTTTATCTTCGTGGATGACACTACTAGCGGCAACACCTTTAATAATAAGGTAGGATGGTTCGACCGCAATGTGTATTGCATCCACATACTTGCCGGTTATGAGCTTGGCAATGCAGAAAGTTATAACCAAGCACTCCGGTTGTGCCGTAAGCTGTTCCGGCAGTTCCTCTCGCGCATCATCAAGGACAAGGAGAACTACAAGTACGGCACACGTCTGATGTACCTGAATACCGGCAATGTCTACTCCAACGAGTATGGCCGTTATTCATTCAACGGCTGCACCGGTTTGTTCTTCCAGATACAGAACGATGAGCCGACAGACTTGGTGTATAACGATAGCGAGTGGGAGGAATAACGCATGGGACTGATGAAGAATATGGCGATAGAACGCCGAGAGAGCAGACGTCGCGGCTACCGTAGCAGCCGTGCCGGTGCCATGATTGAATTGGAGCGTTTCCGCCATCAGTGGACTGACAACATGGTTAAATACTGGCAGGAGCGTATCGATAAGCTTCGCATCAACGATACCGGACAGTTGCGCAGCAGTATCATGGGTATGATTCATCAAGGTCCTTCAACCACAATAGAGCACTCCTTCCTGGTCTATGGCATCTATGTGAGCAATGGCGTTGGCCGTGAGTTCGGCAGCAACTGGGGAAGCCGTGGCGGTGAAGGAACCTGGAACGGTGGACAGCTGCCTTTCCTTCTTCCCGGCGGTGAAGCCTACCGTGCGAAACATGGGCTTGACAAGCCTAAGAAGGTAGGCCCGGCATGGGGTGGCCGTGTGGCCGGTGGCCATCCGCGTGAAAAAAAAGACTGGTTCTTCAGGAAATATGCTTCCTCGCGCATGGTGCTCAATGAGATGGAGGCGGCTGCCTACGGCGAGGCATACCAAGGTATGTTGACGCAGGCCGTCGATTCACTGATGCATCGTACGCGCTTTCTGTAGTTTTAATTGTAGGCGATTGTGGCTATTTTTGCAAAGAGATATTTTTTTTTATACGATTTTAATTGTACGAATAATGGGAGCGGTTTCAGTCTGCGACAGATAAGGGAGCCGCTTTTTATTTGAAAGACGAAATGTTATGGCACAGGACACATCATATATAAGGCAGTTCTTTGAGCTCATACGCGACGAGCGAGGGACTCACAGGAACACGGCGACGCGCATTGGCACGGCGTTCCTGATGCTGCTCGACTACCTGGCCAATATCGACTACCCTTACCTGCGCAAGGATATCGAGGACACGGCCCAGGAGCGCATCACCTTCCTGAAAGGTGTCACGGCTCACCTGGAGTCGCTCTTCGAGGGACTGACGTTCTCGGGCATCCTGAAGAGTGAAGGCGCATCGGCCGGCACAGACGGCGCGGGCATATACATGGACGCACAGACCGGCACCATCACCACCGGCGGTCTGAACGTTCACGGGTGGATGAGCGTGGCCAAGCTGGTCTACAACATGATCCAGGTCATGGAGCAGGACTACCAGTTCTCCGGCGGCGGCGACATCGAGCACGTGGAGCATAACCAGGACGGTACGCTCACGCTCTTCATACACAAGGAGAAGGAGGGGCGTCACACGAGCTTCGCTGACTTCGATATCCTCTACGGCAAGATGGACGAGCAGATAGAGGTGGACGGCAGCTACTACTACCAGACCTCGTGGATGCGCGTCTGCGAGAACGGCGTCACCCTGCGTGACGACATGCAGCCCGACGAGGTGCGCGTGGAGCTGTGGGACGACGCCATGGTGCCCGGAGGCCACAACTTCCAGCCGAAGGCGATGATGACCGTGGCCAAGCGCGGAAACACCCGCGACAGCAGCCGACAGTCGTTCTGGGAACTCTCGACCACCGACGAGCGCATCACCTACTACTGGCACGTAGACCAGCCCATCCTCCGCGCCGACAACTACGCGCTGTGCCTGGGCATACTGCCCACCATCCTCGACGACGCTGGCGTGCTGCCCGACACCCGTGACCCGCGGATGCCGTCGCTCTACGTCAACACCATCTTCTACGAGAACGCACACCATATATACTACCCCTCGCAGGTGATGAAGGTAGACCGCGGACTGTGGACACCCACGCCCACGGCCACCTATACCGGCACCGACGGCAGCTACGACGGCGAGGCCTACACCAACGGACAGGCCATCGCCGAGCCCTACCACTGCGAGAGCTTCTCGAGGAATATGTGGCTGACGCACCGCCTCTCGCCTGCCAACCAGAGCCTGACCGACGAACGGCTGCTGCAGAAGATGCAGAAGGAGTGGCACGTCGACAAGGAGACCTCGCGCGTGTGGCACCACGGCGCCCTGTGGGAGTGCCTCGTCGAGGGCACTGCCGAGGAGCCGGGCTTCTCGCGCCACTGGACGATGATCAGCGGACAGAAGCTGCGCCTGGACTTCATCTTCGACCGCGGCACGCTGGTGTGGACCGACGACGTGCATCTGCTGGCCGAGGCACGCATCCTCATAGGCACCGACGACGTGACCGACGACGTGCTGCAGCGCGTGGCAGCGGCACAGATGGACATCGGCTGGACGTGGCAGCGCATGAGCCATGAGGACGGCACGCAGACAGCTGCCGACGAGCTGTGGCAGCCAACGACCGTGGCGGGGCAGCCCAACATCCTCGCCATCGACCATAAACTGGCCGACCCTGACCGCCGACAGGACTGCGGCCCGCTATGGGAACAGCAGCTGCGCGTGTGGTTCCGCTGCACGGCACGCCTCTCCATTGGCGGCATGGCAGAAGGCGAGCTGGGGCTGTGATAACTCTTAACTCTTAACTCTAAACTCTAAACTCTAAACTCGAAGATATGTATTACGTCATCGTACCAAGTGAAGTGTGTGAGCGCCGCAGGGTGTTCACCCGCAACCAGCGCACCCCCGACGGGCGCGTGGTGCTGACCCTGAGAGACCTGAACCTTACCAGGTTCTCCTACGGGCCGGTGGAGATAGTCAACGGCGATGACCTGCAGGCCATCATGGCCGCCGGTCAGTCACAGCCCAGTGATAACACTAACCAGAAGGAGGAATAGGCCATGGGAAAAATCATCAGTAACGACTTCGTCTTGAACGGGATGATCTCGGGCAAGACGCTCATCACCGGCATCGAGGTGACAGAAGGCGTGCTCTACCAGAGCATGGACGCACAGGGCAACCTCACCCCCGACTGGACGAACGCTGGACCTAAGTTCAGGGCCGCCGTCATGGACACGGGCGGCACGACACGCCTCTCAATAGCGGCACAGGAGAAGCTCTACTGGAACGGCGTGGAGGTGACCTTTGCCGCCAGCGGCCTGAGCAATGCCGTGGGCACGGCCTTCCCGGCAGGCACCTTCAAGCGCACAACGGGCAGTAACGGCACCTACGTCTACCAGATTGTGAAGAACTTCTTCAGCGACTCGGCCAACGCCGACAGCGACCAGTTCCGCATCGAGGGCAAGATAGAGCTGACGGGCGGACGCTTCCAGGACTTCGTGACCCCTGACCAGCCGGTGACGCTCGTGCGCTACTCCACCGGCGGCACGCCCTACCTGGTGCTCATCAGCAACGTGCACAACATCACCGAGCAGGGCGGCACGGGTTACCTCGACGCCTTCCTCTACGACGTAACCACGATGAAGGTGGTGGAGAACGCCGTACCGGAGAAGTGGTTCAACGTCGACGGCACAGGCACCGAGGTGGAGTGTACCACCGCCAAGGGTTACACAAAGAGCGGCAACCGCCTGACGGTGCCCGCCGACGAGGTGAATGGCTACGACAACTTCTGCGCACGCTTCAAGGTGGGCAGCGAATACTACCGGGGCTATGGCTTTTTGCGCGACGAGACCGACGCCATCTATGCTGCCTACGACATTGTGGGCGACGTGGAGGGGTCCGAGGTGAAGGAGAACGGCACGGCCCGCGTGAAAATCTATGTCGTCGACAAGAACGGCGACGTGCTCACCTCATGGGGCACGCGCACGCTGGTGCCAGGCGTGGTACTGAAGTGCGACGACGGCACGGCACTCACTCCCGCCACCTACAGCGGCACCGCCGACCAGCTGGCCAGCACCGGCACGGCAGTGACCAACATCACCTACAAGGGCGAGGCCTGGAAGGGCACGCTCGCAGTGCCTTACGACAAGCTCATCTCCGTCTGCGGCGGCCGTCTGCAGGGATGGATAAGCCTGGACCCCACCAACTAACCCGTGTGCAAGGCGGTTTTGCCGCCTTGCCCCTATAAGCATAAAGACCCATGAAGAAAAGAACATACGTAGGGGCGGTGACACGCCCCATATCGCTCACACCGGCCATCCGTGTGGAGAACCCCTACAGCGAGCAGTACACTGACCAGTACGGCACGCTCACGCAGAGCTTCGACACACTCACCGGCGAGTACTACCCCAACCGTCAGCAGTACCCGACACTCTTAGGACTCCACGTGCTGATGGAAGACCCCAACACCGCCGCCGCACAGACTGAGGTGGCATGGGGCGGACAGAATACCGTGACCTGGGAGGTCATCCGCGGCGGCGTGGTGACAGCCGTCACCGCACAATCGACGGGCGACTTCACCCTCAGCGGCCACCAGCTGCGGGTAAAGATGAACCAGACATTGGTCGACGGCAACGTCACCGTGCGTGCCACCGGCACCTTCCGCGACAGCGTGGGCAGGTCCCAGACGGCAATAGCCGAGCAGCCGCTGGGGCTGAGCGCATCGACGGCCACCAATCTCGTGCTGCTGCGCGACAACCTGGGTACACCAGGCTACGTGGGCGAGTTCTTCCGCCTGAACCCGCTGAAGCTCGACACCACGCAGAAACTCGACACCGCCGCCAACTGGAAGAAAAAGTGCGCCGTGCAACTCTGCGACGGTACGACCCCCATACCTGATGCCTTCACGCTGATGGGCAGCGACAGCATGGACGAGGATGACTATATGGACACGCCCGAAGGGTCGGCCTTCTACTTCTGGTTCTACCGCACGCCAGAAGGCAGGCTCGTACAGTGCACCGAGGATACGGAATGGCTCGATGCCGCATGGACGGCACACGGCACGGCATCGAAGGTGGTGACCGTCAACCTGACGAAGGTGAGGCAGGTGCGCCTGGTGTGCCGTGCGGGATACATACCCTACGGACAGATGGAAGACTACCTCGACGAGGACGGCATCCTGCGACCGGAAAAACTCTACCTCGGATTCCGGGAACAGAGCTTCGACGTGGGCGTGGAGCTGCCCGACGTGGAGCGTATCGACGTGGCCGACATCGCCCACTGCCGCCTGGAACGCACCGAGCTGGCCAGCAGCACCGTCAACATAGTCAAGCGCGCACTGGTGACAGCCGGGGGCACCACGCTCAACGACCTCAGCGAGACCACGCCCCATGGCAGCAGCACGCAGTCATGGGTGGAGATGCTCTACACGATAGAGTGGTCGGTCACCAAGGCTAACGGCGACGAGGTGAGCGTGGGCACCGGTGAGTGGCTGCAGATAACGCCCGCACAGCTGGCCGCGCTCTACGGGGCGGCACTCAATGCCGACCAGATGCCGCAGATGAGCGTCAGCGTAGAGCCGCGATACCCCAAGCTCACGGGCAACAACTACGTGGAGGGGTACGTGCGCGGAGCCAGTGCAGTCACGCCCTCGCAGCAGCAGGGCAATAAGGGGTTTCTCAAGCAGCTGGACTTCTGGCTCCTGGACACCACCGACAACGAAGGCGTCACGACGCACGGCATGAAGCTGCAGCGCAACAACATCCTGCGCTTCGCCGGTGGCGGCTGGGCGCCTGCCGTGCGCATCAGTCCGGAGATGGCCGCCGACGCGGAGCTGGAGCTGTGGCGACGGAACAGCGGCGGCACCTACGTCAAATACTGCGATGCCGGGGCCTACGATCCGGAGTCGTTTGTGGAGAGCGTGCTGCGCAGGTACTTCAATGGTACGCTCACAGGATGGTACGCTGAGAGCGACGGTGGCTGGCCGCGGCTGTACAAGAAAGACGGCAGCAGCTACGTCGAGGCACACGCCCTGATGCCCTGGGAGACCACCGAGACGAAATACACCACCGGCGTGGGCTTCGGCTTCGGCGTGTACCTGCTCGACCACCAGAAGCGCGACGACGGCCAGTGGGAGTGGAACGGCATCCTCACCGACGTCACCGAGTGGGACGGCATCGACGTGAGGCCCTACTACCTCGCACCCACGGCTTTCTCACCCTGTCCGTCGACGCAGATCACGGAGAACGGCAAGACGGTGTTCCGTAACTTCTTCTTCCTGGCACACCCGCAGGGAGGCATCGGCGGCCACTCGGCAATGGGCATCCTCGGCAGCTCGATGTTCAACGAGGCCGGACGCGCCTACCCGAAGGTGGAGGACGTGACTGCGCTGACAAATGCCACCCGTGCGCGTGCCAACAACAGCGTGGCGGGACGCAGCTACCCCTTTGCTGAAGGCGGTTACCACACGCTCAACACGCTTATCACGTCGCAGGAACTACTCTATTCGCGCCGCAACCCATTCCTCGCCACGATGTTCGGCAGCGGCATCAGCTCCAACGATGCCTGCAGCAGCGAGGCCACATGGCGGCAGAATGGAGGCTTCCGACACAAGATAAGCGGTGCTACGGCCTACGGCTATGCACCCTGGAGCAGTGCGCTGCCGGTGAAGAGTGCCACCAACAGCACGAGGAACGCCTCGGAGGACATGAACAACTACCAGGGCAAGGAACAGTGCATGGAGAGCCAGCTGGCAGCGTCGTTCGCAGTGGAGTTCGGCATCGCCAAGACCACCAATACGGCATCGCCCAACTACTTCACGGTGTATGGCGGCAAGTACTACTGGATGGCACCAGACGGCGTCGAGACACTGACAGACGGTTATATGAACGCGCGCGTGTACCGCGAAATGAGCGACACGCTGACGGGCTACAACAGCAGCGGCACGCAGACGACGTGCGAGTTCACGGCCATCCTGCGCATGAGCCTGATGGGTGGTATGAACATTTCCGGCGACATCTACGCCTACACACAGGGCGGCGCAGAGGTCATCGGCGAATGTACGATAGCGCCGGGAACCAGCAAGACGGGCAACCCCATCGTGTCCTACCTGATTCCAGACCAGACGAAATGGCTCAACGACACTGCCATCACGAAGAACGCGCCGGCGAAGTTCCTGATCGAGGACTGTGCCGATGCCATCAAGACGGGCGAGGCTACCAACCTGGCAGACAGCTACTACGGCAGACGCTTAGGCTACTCACCGGTGAAAATGCAGGGCGGAGGCGGTCTTGGCAGTTACGAGTGCTGCTATGGCTACACCCGAAACGAATGGGCTTCGACAGTCGGCCAACGTGTGAGAATCGCCCTCCGTTTTCGCGGCACTGCGATCATTGCGAACTGTTCGCCTCGCTACTGGAATGCGTACTACA